CGCCTGCTACCACCCTCACTCCGGGGTCTAAGGAAACCGGTAAGGTGGACGCGAAGAAGCGGAAAGTGTTCGAGAACTCTAAGGGCAGGACGTACGTCAGAGGCGACGGCGGCAAGAGGGTATACGTGAAGAAGCTATTCACGCCTGCTACCACCCTCGCTCCGGGGACCAGGGGGGCCGGCAATAAAGAGAACGAATCTGTGAAACGCATTGCTATGGCGTGGAAGAAGAAAGTAAATGATAGGATGAAACCCATGCGCAAGAAAAATTACACGCGGAATACGTTTGATATGATTGCCCCGAAACTACACATAAACTCGGCTACCGGGTTCAAGAATAAAAAGTATACCAATTTCCCTTTCCCGGTAAATACCGCGCGCGGCAATCGTATAAATTCCGGAGCAGTGATTGCCCCTCGGGAGAAAAATTTCAGACATGTAGATTATCTGGCGGATCAAGTCGACTATCTGCGGGCCCTTTCTTTGCACGACCTTCTCACCGTCATGAGCTACACGAACCATTCCCACTTTTGGCTCGGACCTTTCCAACGTAGTGGCACAGTTTTTTCAAATTTACCAAGTGAACAAAAGAGCGGTATGGTTCTACCTATGTGGTCCCAATTTGATACCATCATCTCGGCGGGCTACGACGTCATGAACCCCAAAGCGCCGGAAATGTTGAGGAGTTCCGCGGAAACATATACTTCACTAGACATTGGGGAAAAGTACTGGTTCTACACATTCCTAGTGGTGGAAAAGTATATATCAAAAGATACGTACAAGCTTATGCTCCAGATGTATGTAAACGATTTAACCCGGATAATAATGGCCGCCCCTACGTCTAAAGAAGCCATCACGGTGTACAGAGGGACGAGCACTGACGTGTACAAACAAGTCAAAGGACGTGTATTCAAATCAACGCAGTTCACGTCTACCGCCTATCTCCCAAAACAAGCCATGCGATATGCGGGGAAACGTGGCATACTGGCGAGGATAACGATACCTCCAGGGCAACCATCGTTGTTCATAGCCCCCGTGAACAAGTTTGGCCAGCATGGCGAGTACGAGATAGTCCTACCACCGTGTAGTTTCGAAATACTTGGTCGTGCTAAGAAGACCCAGGTATTCAGCGGTGATAAATTCGAAATTGCACGGGTAACCGACTTGAAGATGCTGCCGGTTGTAAAAAAGAATGTATAAAAATATTACTTCATTCAAATGAATGATCTCGCGTCGGATTTCCCCGTGTACGACGAGAGTTTCATGGTGTTTGCCAAGCCCGAGTCTGTAGGAATGCGCGGCGTTCGGCGGTTTGACAATCCCACAGTGCATGCGCGGGAGATGACGTTCGACAACTTGTACACGCCACCCTCCGGCAACCTCAACGTGTCTCCAGAAAACGTATATCCCACAAAGCCGGTGAAAGACGACGAAATCCCCCTCGATAAGCGGGCGAGGGGCACTGCCTCGGAAGGCACGTTTTTCCAGCTCGTATCCAGAGGGCCGCAGGACGTGTTCCTGACGTATAACCCGCAGATATCGTTCTTCAAGCAGGCGTACAAACGATACACGAATTTCGCGGTCCAAACGACGGAGGAGCGCTTCAGCACCACGGTTCGGTTCGGGACCAAGAACATATGCCAGCTGTCAAAGATAGGGGATTTGGCGGGGCACATGAGCTTCAAGATAACGCTGCCGAACCTTGGCATCCCCGGTGGCGTGTGGAACGAGACTATCGGCTACAACTGCCTCGGCCTGGTCAAGCTGAGGATAGGCGACACCGTCGTTCAGGCGCACGAGGGAATCTACTTGGACATAGACGACAAACTATTCTGTCCGGCGGAGAAATACGACGGGCTCTCGAGGACCATCGGAAGGGGGCAGGTATACCCCACGGACCAAGAGCACACCATCACGGTGCCGCTCAAGTTTTTCAACTGCTACAGGCCATCGTCAAAGCAGCAGTTCATCCCCATCTTGAACCTCCAAACGAACATCGAAGTATTCCTCGAATTCTCCCTCAAGCCCGTGTCCGTGCTCGTCACGCTCCCCGCGAACTCGGCAATTCCAGACATTCCAAACGTGAACGCGTCTGTGCTCGTGGACTACGTGTTCCTCGGCGAGACCGAAAGACACAGGTTCGCGCAGAACCCCAGCAGGTTCCTCATAGAACAGACCCCCGTCGTGGACACGCCGACCTATATAACGGCCTCGGGCGGGACTGTCGTCATGAAGGATGTCACCACGGTTCAGCTGCGGGATCTGAACAAACCGGTGAAGTTCCTGGCAACCGTCGCGTTGAAGTTGAACGACTATTCCAGTTTCAAATACTATAACATAATCAAGAGTGGCACGTTCTATATAAACAGCGATAAGCAGTTTCAAGATCGCTCTGGAGATTATTGGCGACTTACGCAAACCTACCAGCACTTTACGAGATCGATACCCGACGACAACATATTCGCGTATAGCTTTGCTTTAAACTCGGCGTCGTTTCAACCCAATGGCTTATTGAACTTTGCGCCATACGTGCGGTCGATGCTCTCGTTCGAGATGGTGAAGCAACCAGTTGCGATGTCGCTGAAGACCATCGCCGTCGCTCTTAACTTCCTGGATTTTGGCAGCGGAACCGCGAGACTGATGTTCAACTGAAAAACGTCTCACTTCGAGTTTCACGAAAACGTCGATATAAATTTATATCGACGTTTTTGCCTCGGACGAACTAAGTGGCTTTGCGTGCAAGACCTGGGATTGGACTCCAGTGAGCTTGTCATTAGACCACGGTTTTCTTTCTTCCCGGGCGCATATCGACATATAAACTACAAAGACTCTTTGTGCCCAAGTATTCTACACAATGGCATCCCGCTACGTGAAGCTCTCCCAGCGCGACCATGTGCTCCAGCGCCCGGATACTTATGTCGGTTCAGTGGCCAAAGAAGCGCGCGAGGAGTATGTCTACACAGGAGATGCGATCGTGAAGAAGTCGGTCTCGTATTCGCCGGCCTTCTTGAAGATTTTCGACGAGATCCTCACCAACTCTGCCGATTGCTTCAATCGCGGGGCGCCAATGACGACGCTCAAGGTCTCCATCGACTCAGACCACGTGACGATTTTCAACGACGGATGCTCCATCCCGATCGAGAAGCACGACGAGGGGTGCTACGTGCCCGAGCTCATTTTCGGGCATCTGCTCACCGGCGAGAACTTTGACGACACGCAGGAAAGAACCGGCGCAGGTCGCAACGGATACGGTAGCAAGCTGACGAACATCTTTTCGAAGAAGTTTGACGTTGAGATCTACGATGGTGCGCACAAGTATATCCAGTCGTGGAGCGACAACATGACGAACGCGTCCAAGCCCAAGGTGACCAAGTCTTCCAAGGCGGGGTCTATCACGACGACTTTCTACCCCGACTTCCCCCGGTTCGGCATGGACTCGATCGACGAGGACACCCGGTCGGTCCTGGTTCGGCGCGTGTATGACATGGCGGCCGTCCTCACGAAGGTGAAGATCTTCCTCGACGGCAAGCGTCTGGACGTCAAGGGCGCCAAGGACTACTTCGAGATGTACACAGAAGCCAAACCTGTATTTGAGTCCGTAGACGGCTGGGATATTGGTGTATGCCCGTCTGATGAGTTCCGGTCCGTGTCGTTTGTCAACGCGTCATCAACTCGCGGCGGCACCCACGTGGACCTCGTCGCGAACGCGGTGGCCAAGGCGGTCGCGGAAGCCGCGCTCAAGAAGAAGGTCACCGTCAAGCCCGCCGTAGTCAAGAACAAGCTCTTCGTGTTCGTCAACGCCCGCGTCGTGAACCCCTCGTTCTCATCACAAACCAAGGACATCCTCACGAGCAGGAACGTCAAGTGCTCTCCTTCCGCGGCGTTTCTCAAGAAGGCGGTGTCTGCGGTCCTCGATGATGTGATTGCCGAGACCAACGTCCGCGAAAGCCTCGTCGAGATGAAAAATCTCAAAAAAACGGATGGCACGAAGAAGGTTCGTTTGACCGGCATTAAAAAACTTACGGATGCTGCCTGGGCGGGCACGAAACACTCTGGGATGTGCACGCTCATCCTCACGGAGGGAGACTCTGCCGCCACGCTCGCGACAGCTGGCCTTGCGGTGGTGGGTAGGGAACGTTACGGAATTTTCCCTCTGCGCGGTAAGCTGCTGAACGTCCGCGATGCGTCTGTGTCTAGTATTACTAACAACGCCGAGATCACAAACATCAAACAAATCCTCGGTCTCCGCAATGGCGTGAACTACAAGGATGCCTCGTCGCTCCGATATGGGTCCGTGATGATCATGAGCGACCAGGATGTTGACGGCTCGCACATTGCCGGTCTGGTGCTCAACTTCTTCCACGCCCAGTTTCCGTCGCTGCTCGAGATCCCCGGGTTCCTCAAGCGCTTCGTGACTCCCATCGTGGTCGCCAAGAAGGGCACTAAGATGGTAGAGTTCTACAGCATCCCAGACTTTGAAGAGTGGAAGGCCGCGACACCTGACGTGTCTACGTGGAAGACCAAATATTATAAGGTGCGTTAACCAGTCAATCGTTTTACACGATAATAAATGGCAGCGGATGTGAGGGAATACTCTCTGGCAATCTGTGGGCAGTTCTTTCCCATCTCTAAAGCAGCAAGGAGTTGTTCGTCGGAAATTTTCTTTTTAGATTCTGAAATCTTGAGACCCACCTCCTTAGGGCGCTTTCCGCGCTTCTGTTGGCCTAGTCTCATCTTTTCTATCGTCTCAGGCGGTATAATTTGACCTTTGAGTTTGGCACTAATAATAGCCCGAGTCTCATCGCTCGGACTATTATTATCACCGCCTTTCTTCAAATTATAACCACCAGGCGAGAGCGTTCCCAGAGTTTCTATAAGCATCTCTTCGTGCTTATTCAACTCATCGTCGGGGCACTCATAAGAATCTATCTGGAACTTCTCCCACGAATACTTCTTTATTGCGTTTATGAGAGCCCTACAGTTGCTGACGAGTAGGCGATGTTTTTTCAGCCTGTCTTCTAGGATCTTTTCGGTGGTCTGGCCAATATATGCCTTTCCGCTCGGGCTCGTGAGCATATAAATGAAACCCATGATACTAACCAGTATATTCCTTTTCTTTAAATTCCTCGCAGGGATTGGGCACGTCCGATGCCAACGACGCCAAGCGCTACTTCAACAACCTGAAGGTTCTCGTGAAGACGCTGACGTGGTCC